TCGGATACTGTCGGTATCGTCTTCCAGACCGAAGGAATCGGCACCGTCAAGCTGATGGACCTGTCGATGGAATCCGAGTACTACATGGATCGACTCGGCACCCTGATGATGGCGAAGTATGCGATGGGTCACGGCGTTCTCCGCGAGGAGTGCTGCATCGAACTGATGCTTGACGCTGGTTGATCTAGACAGCAGCTACGACTTTATGTACACTTGGTACATATGAGTCTCCATTCGGGGGTCGGCCTTGTTCCGCAGGGTCGGCCCCTTTTTTAATCTCAAGGAGGTATCCATGGCGCTTAACAGAGCCACTGAACTGGAAGCAGTCAACACGATGCTATCGGCTGTCGGAGAGCCTCCTATCAACTCTCTTGATGCCCAGAAGAACGCTGACGCAGCGATTGCTCGCAACATCCTGACTGAGGTCAATAGAGAGATTCAGACTCACGGGTGGCACTTCAACACCCAACGCGATGTAGTGTTCAGCCCCGACTCCACGTCCAAAGAGATCATACTCAGCGACAACGTGGTGCGGGTAGACATCGACATGACATCCATCGGCACGTCCTACGACGAGCGCGACGTGACTCAGAGAGGCTCCAAGCTGTTCAATCGGACTGACAACACGTACGAGTTCGAGTCTGACGTGAAAGCGACCGTGGTGTTTCTCCTGACTTTCGATGAGCTTCCTGAGCCGGTCAAGAACTACATCACGGTGAGGTCTGCCCGGATCTTCCAAGATCGAATGGTCGGTTCACAGGCTCACCACGCCTTTTCTCAGCAGGACGAGGTACGAGCCCTCGCGCTTCTCAAGGAGTTCCAGTCGGATACTGCTGATCACTCCATATTCGATCACTTTGACGTATTCGGTATCGTATCTCGACCGCCTGCCGTGAGAACAAGGATCTACTGATGCTGATCAACACCTCAGTTCCCAACTTTGCTGGGGGTGTGTCTCAGCAGCCGGACTCTCAGCGCCTCCCTAATCAACAGGAGGAGATGGAGAACGCGGTTCCCTTCCTCGTAGGCGGCCTGACCAAGAGACCCCCGACGAACCACGTAGCCGAGATCAAGGACTCCTCTGGCTCCTCTCTGGACGTATCGTCGGCGTTTACTCACGTAGTCACGAGGGACAGCTCAGAAGAGTTCATGGTCAGCATCGAGGCGGACAGATCCTCAGCGACTGCTGGCATCCACGTCACCGACCTGAACTCCGGGACTGCTAAGACTGTCAAGTATGATCTGGGCAGCGATTCGTACCTCAGGTCCGCTACCCCTCAAGACAGCTTCAGAGCCGTGACGATCGGAGACGTTACATTTCTCCTGAACAAGGAGAAGACGGTCCTGAAAGACGCGACGGTGTCCACTAGCTTCTCTCGCGGCACTGCGTCACTGGAGCGAGAAGGGTTCATCTGGATCAAGGAGTCTGGATCAGGGTCTACGCACCGTGTCTCGATCAAGTACGTGGACTACACCGGAGCAGAGACTGAGGCGTACGTGGAGGTCCGACACACTCCTCAGATCAAGGATCTCGGATCTAGTCAGTTCAGCTTCGAGACGACGCCTCCCTCAGCCACCCAGATTGCTGATGTTCTCGTAAACGGAACGAACGCCGTGATCCCCGGCAAGGACGTTTCGACAGCCGCGAATCTGCTGACGAACCTAGGTCTCGCGCTCTTCTACAAGAAGGGCACGGCGGCTGGAGAGGTCACTGTTACGTCATCTGAGACGTTTGGCGGCCTAAACGCCCTACTCGGACACCTCGATGCGACACCCAACGAGGACGAGATAGTTGACGCTGGACACGTTGGCAGCGTTATCTTTATCAAGGCGAAAGAGAACGGACCCCTTCGGCCTGCCGGTGGAACCAGCAAGGACTTCACGCTGACTGCTGAGGACTCGTTCGGCGGCAGGGGCATGTCCGTGATCAAGGACTCCGTTCAGGACTTCTCTGAGCTGCCCCCGATCAGCAAGCACAACTACATCGTGAAGGTCGAGGGCAACCCGGACGAGGAGATCGACGACTACTTCGTCAAGTTCCGAACGAACGGAGAGGCTGACTTCGGCAAGGGAACGTGGGTCGAGACTGTAGGACCGGGCCTGTCGTTCAGGTGGGACTACGACACGATGCCTCACATCCTGATCCGACAATCGGACGGGACGTTCATAGTCAAGCGAGCTGACGGCACGACATCTGCGGACACTAGCGTGACGCCAGCCGGGTCTGACTACAGCGACTTCAAGTTCAGCGACAGAGAGTCAGGAGACGACCTGACCAACCCGTTCCCATCGTTCACGGACAAGAAGATAAACAACATCGGATTCTTCAGGAACAGGCTGGCCCTCCTCAGCGGCGAGAACGTGATCCTGAGCGAGTCCGCTCAGTTCTTCAACTTCTTCAGGCTGACTGTGGTCCAGCTCCTCGATTCCGCAGTCATCGATCTTGCAGTTGGCGGATCCGAGGTCAACGAGCTTCAGGAGTCTCAGGCGTTCAACGACCGTCTGATCATGTTCTCGGAGAGGACTCAGTTCGCTCTCAGGGCTGACGGTGGACTCTCACCGAGGACTGCGGTGATCAATCAGGTCACTAACTACGACGTAAGCACGAAAGTCTCTCCAGTCCCTGCGGGACGCTCGCTGTTCTTCGCGTTCAACCGGGGGTCTTTCAGCGGCATCAGAGAGTTCTACAAGACCGGCGAGAACGACATCCAGTTCGACGCCGTGGAATCTACGGCTCAAGCGCCTAGGTACATCGTGGGAGAGGTCGCGAAGATGACGGTCTCCACTCACGAGGACATACTGGCAATCATCGCTCGGTCCTCTGGAGCGACCACAGACACGATCTACATCTACAAGTTCTTCAACGCAGGGACGCAGAGGGTCCAGTCGGCTTGGTGCAAGTTCACGTTCAGCGACGCGACCATCGTAGACATCCACTTCATCGAGAACGCACTGTTCATCGTGATGAAGCGAGGCTCGAAGACGTTTATCGAGCGGATGGACCTCCAGTCAGGACTGACAGACGATGGCGTCTCGTACGTGACGTGTCTGGACAGACGGATCAAGGTCACCCTCGGTACTCTTACTGAGTCTGAGATCAACGCCATGTACAACTCGACTCGCAAGGGCTGGAACATTCAGCTCACCGACAACGGGCGTACTGGGACCGCTAAGTACACCGTGGCGTCCGGCGAGGCGATGTCCGTGGTCTCTCAGGACGGCGAGATCATGACCACGATCACGGAACCGGCGGTTAGTGACGCTGGATTCGTCACCATTAGCGAAAAACCGGCCAGTGGTGAGGTATTCTACATCGGTAAGAGCTACACAATGAAATGCGAGCTGACTAAGCCGATAATGAAGACCCCATCGACTGGCGGAGGTGTGCAGGCGATTACCTCTGGCCGCCATCAAGTTCGGTATATGACTGTCGTATTTGATGAGACTGCGAGCTTCACTGTGCAGGTCACTCCGCTAGTAGGAGGGGACGATGGGACGACTTCTATCTACCCGTTCTCTGGCCGGTTCCTGAATGCGGGGGCGTTCTTGGGAAGCGTGCCCTCCGAGACCGGCGACTTCCGGTTCCCTATCTTCTCGCAATCCGATGCCGTCAAGATCGAGATATTGAACGACACGCCACTGCCCAGTAATATCCAGTCTGTTGAGTTTGAATCTTATTACACCAACAGAGCTAGGCAGCGGATGTGACATGCTTGAAGTACGGGCCACGGATGACCTCGACATAGATATCGTCTCTCTGACCCTCCGGCAGGCCGATGTAGAAGAGCTGAAGGCGACGGGCACGGAGAACCCACGAGACGCTCTGGTGGCGGGCATGGAGATGAGCGACGGGGGCTGCTACACGATTACGATGGACGAGCTGCCCATAGCGATCTGTGGGACAGCTCCTGTAGAGCTGATCCCCAGCTTCGCCAGTATCTGGATGCTGGGCACAGAGGATATCGACGCCTGCCCCACGTCGTTTCTTAGGCTCTGTCGTAAGGAGCTGCTGCCAGATCTGATCAGTCCGTATGAGATGGTCTTCAACGTCATGGACAAGAGAAACAGTTTGCATGTGAGGTTCGTAAGCTGGCTCGGGTTTACGTTCATACGCGAGAAGCCTTTCGGACCATACGGACTACCCTTTTACGAATTTGCGTTAATTAACAACAGGAGAAGCCATGTGTGAACCCCAGTCATTCGCGATTGCCAGCGGTGTCGCCGGTGCTGCTCAGTTGGGCATGAACTTCTTAGGTCAAAGCGCCGCCGCTGGTCAGGCCGCAGAGAACAACCGAGTAGCCAATGAGTTCGCCATCAAGATGGCTAAATACGAAAACGAGCGATATCTGAGAAACGCAGCCTCGGTGAAGAACAGCGTGTCTGAGCAGACGAATGCTCTAGTGGACCGAGCGAACCAGTTGAAGAGACAGGCGATATTCCGAGCCGAGAGAGAGGCGAGAAACGCACGAGCTGGATCAGCAGCCGTTCTCGTGAGCCGAGACGAGACCACTGGACAGACGATCGCGGCCCTGCAAAACGAAGCACTGAGGCTGAGCGCGGCAAACGAAGAAATCATCTTCAACAATCTGGAGAACGACATCCGTCAGACGAACCGGCAGGTGCGAGGAGTGTTTGCACGGGGTCAGAACGCTCTAGAGAAACTGTACCCAGATCCGCGTCAGCCTCTTGGGCTGCCTCCGGCGGGCCCGTCTCCACTCGGGCTTGTCTTGGGACTCACGAGCCTCGGGTTTGATACCGCATCTAACTATCTCGATCTAAAGGAAAAATAGGAGCGACATGTCAAAACTTTACAGACAACCATCCGCCCCCGCTCCGGGAGT